TCCCGCCGCCGCCGTGACCGCGCCGATATACGACGCATTCCCGGCCGCGTCGAGCTCTGTCACCGTGGTGGCGTCATGCCCGATCCGCACGCCGTTGATCGGATCGACCTTGATCCAGGCGCCCGTGGGCACACCGAGCGCCGCGCCGTAGATATTACTGGTGTACCCATACGCCCCGTTGAGATTGCCGATCCGCGCCTTGACCTTGTCGCCCGTCCCCCAATCCGCAAACGAGGCGACCCCATCCAGCACATCGATAAACGGCGCCCCGACATCGTCGGCCGACATGTAGATCGATCCTTGTCGGTTGGGGTCGATGGTGTTGCCGAGCCGGACATAGTCCATGCCCTCGGCGGGCGGATTCCCGGTCACGAGTTCCGCCGTGAAGTGCGTCGGATCAATCACCGTGGGAATGTACAGATCCGACTGATAGACCGCCGCACCGCCGCCCGCCGTCGTGAACCGCTGCGCCCGCACAAAATCCGCATCGGCGAAGCCGTGCGGCCCTTCCGTCTCCACGGTGTAGCTCGCCCGGAGACTGTCGAGCCCGATGCTCACGAACAGGACCGACTTGACCCGGCCGGTATTCGACACAAAGATGCTGCCGTTGGTCGCGCGAATTTGATGGACCAGCAGTTCGTACACACTCAAGACGCCACGGACGCGCAGCTGATCGACTTCGAGGTACGACTGATCCGGCGCCGTGCTGTGATGGTTGAGCGTGTAGCCCCCGCCCGCGAACCCAGGGGCATAATCCACTTCCAGGCGATACGTCGCCGGGACGGTGACGAGACGATTGGCGGAATACAGCAGTAACGCGTTAAAGGGCGAATAGACCGCTTCCAGATTGCCCACGCGTCCGACGAAATCCCCGTCCGCGTTCCGCGTGATAATCGCATGCGGCAGATTGTCCACCGCGGCCGTCGTCGCGCTATTCGCGACCTTGCCCGGGGTCGCAATCGTCGCCAGCTTGGTGTCGACAATCCCCGCGCCCGCGGCAATGTCGGCATCGACAATCGCGCCCGCGGCGATCTCGGTCACGCCCGCCGGCGTGATCCCGATGTCGCCCGACATCGGCACGGCCGCCGCCACATTCCCCGCCGATCCCACATAGATCTGGCCCGCGGGAAGCGGGAGCATGTCTCCATCGCCGCCGCCCCCCCCACTGCCGCCGCCGGTCACGGTGGTACTGCCGCCGCCCACGCCCGCGATCGCCCGCCAATCGTCCAGATACGATCCCTGATACAGGGACGATTCCACGGCCTCCAGCGTGTACTCCCAGCACCGATCGCCCTGCGTGGTGTCCTGCACGATCGTGAGGCCCACGGACGTGATCAGAAACGTGCCCGCGATCGATCGCGTGATGGGGAGCGCGATGGTGAGCGCCTGCCCAGGGATAAAGCCGTCCTGATCGGTGGTGATCACCACCTCGCGCGGCGCCTCCTGCGCCTGGGCCAGCAGCGTGTCCGCGATCTCCTCCGCCACGGGGAGGGACAGCACATCCGGCCGCTCCTTCACCAACTCCACCACGGGCGTGGCGCCGGTGCTGCGCGTGACCGTAAAGGGGAACTGCGGGGCGTACGTGATGCCGATATCGGCGCCGACCGTATCGAAAGCCGCGGCCGCCCCGATAAAGGTGAGCGTGCCCGCGTCCAGCGCATAGTCCCATTCGATCCGATCCGGCGGGCCTTCACCGGGCGGCCAGATGGGGTATGACACCGCATCGACGGAGATGATGCCGGGCCACACCGACGAGGCCGGCACGGCCACGCCCGACAGGCGATACACGTGGCTGGCATTCCCCACCCAGTGATACGGCACCGCCTCCCCGACGCCTTGCGGCCCGCAGCGCAGGATGATCGTGTTGTACGGCGTGCGATCGGAATCCCGCCACGTGAGCTCGTGGCAATGCGGCGCCGCCTCCGTCATCGCCACCGGCGCCGGGAGCGTGGCGGGCACGAACATGCGGAGCCGCTTCGCCGGATCGATCTTCACCACGTACGCCGTGCGATCGGAGAGTTCCCGCAGCGCATCCGCCACGCGCTTTTGCGTCCACGTGAAGGCCGCGATCGTGGGCCCGTCCACCTGCGCCGGATCCAGCGTGATCCCGTACGCCGCCAGATGGTCCGCCACCAGATCGGCCAGCACCTGTTTGAGCGTGACCGCCACGGGATACGCGCGCGTCGTATAGCACCAGTCCGTGTAGGTGAACCAGTCGCCGACCTCCAGCGTCAGTTGATAGGTGGGATCGTAGGGATTCCGCCCCTGGAAACCCCGCTGGAGGATCACGCCCCCAAAGAGCGGCGTCACGCCATCGGCGGCGTAACTCACCAGTTCCGCAAACCGCGGCGCGAGCAGATCCCCCACCACCACGGAGGCGCGGGCGCGATCGTTCAGCGCCACCGTCGTGGTGAAACTGTCCACGACCGCTGTCTGGTCCACGCCGCCGATCGTCAGCCGCCACGCCATCCCTAGATCCCTGCGAGCGCGAGTTCACGCGGAATGTATTTGATCTGATTGCGCGCCACTTCGCGGCCGTCCAGTTTGGAGATCACGGTGATCTGGAGCGGCTGGCCGCCGCCGCCGGGGAGCGTTTCGCCCGCGGGCGTCACGGCCTCACGACCGTGGAGCGTCACCGGCGTGCCGCTCCCCCAATCCACATACTGGCCGTGCGTGCCGCCCTGGAGGCCGATCTGCGGCGGCGGCGACGGCGTCCGATAGTTGTAGGGCTTGGACGGGTCGTCCGACCGGTAGTCATACTCCACCGGAATCGTGACCGGGTGCTTCGCGAATTCATCCTGGACACCCTTGGCGCCGTCGGCGGCGGCCGCCGGGAGTCCTTTTGAGAGCAGATCCCGGATCTCCTTCAGCACGTCCACCACGGCCGTCAGCGCCTGATCCTCGATGTCCTTGAACGCGACGTCGTTCAGATCCTGCACCTTGTCGCCGTTCTCATCGACGAGCAGGCCCATCTCGATCAGTTTGTCCATGTACGGCTTCAGCGTGTCCGGCAGCGCGACCCCGTTCTTCTTGGCCTCCTGGTACAGCGTGGAGAGCTCGTCGCTCATCCCTTCGAGCACGCCGGGCATGTCCGCGCCGACATCCGCGAACGCCTGCAGATCGCGCGCGTAGCCGAGCGCAATGTCGCCGAGCTTGGCGGATTGGAATTTGGTGCCCAGGTTCGAGAGATCGATGCCGAGATCCTGGGCGCGCTGCTGCAACGATTGCCAGCTGGGATCCTTCGTCATGTCGGTGAGCGCCTGCTTCATATCCGCGGAGAGCCCGCTGGATGTGAGGAGCGCGTCGATCATGGGCTGCAGCGCCTTGGGCGCCACGCCGCCAAACGTCTGGAGCGCCCCGGAGAGTTTCCCGAAATTCTGGGTGAGTTGCTGCTGCTTCTCCGACGCCTTGTCGAACGCGCGGCCGATGTCCCCGATCACCTGCTGCGCGCCCTTCTCGTCTTTCTGGCCCACGCCCGTGAGGCGCTTCCACATCTGTTCGCCTTCGGCGCCGAGCGTGGCGAGCTTGTCGTGGAGCGTGTCGAAGCCGCCCTGGGCATCGGCGAACGCGACGACGGCCTCGCGGCCCTTGTGGGCGAAGGCTTTATCAATCAGGCCGCCGACCGCGGCGCCGATCATCGGGCCCACGATCGGGAGCGCATTGCTCGCGAGACTTCCGACGCTCTTGCCCAGCCCGCCGCCGATCGCTTTCGTCAGGATCGGGCCCACCGCTTTCCCGGCCTGCGCGCCCACACTCGATCCCACCGTCGCGCCGATCGATTGCGCCACATTCCCGCCGCCCTGGAAGGCGCGTTCGATGGATTGCGGGATCTGCGCGACCAGATCCGCGCCGAGCGTGGCGCCGAAGGCGACGGTGTCCACCAGCGGCTTGAGTTTCACCGTGGGGAGTTTGCCGATCGTCTTCACCAGCGCCATCTGATCCCCGGCTTTGGCGAAGACTTGCCCGGCCTTGTCCGTCGCCGCCTCCAGCGCCTGCATTTCCTCCCAGTTTTTCCGCAGCGAGGGTGTGACATCCTGGGACACACTCAAGAACGCTTTCAGCGAGTCCTTCGCGTGGGCGGTGGAGGCCTGGAGCAGCAGGTACTCATAGTGCACATCCGCGAGCACGGGCGGCAGTTGATAGCCCTGCAGCAGCCACTCCTGGATCTCTTTCCCGTATTTCTTCAGCGAGTCGGTGGCGAGCCCCCCGCTCTTCGCGGCGATCGTCAGCTGCGCCGCCATCTCTTGGATCTGATCGGTCACGCCGCCTACGCTGATCGCGCGCCCGACTTTCGCGAGCGCCTCCGCGTGCTGATCGGCCGCCTTCGCCGCCTTCTTGGCGGCCTTCTCGTCGTCCTCGGTGGCCTCCGTGTGCGTGCGCGTGGCCTCGGTCGCCTGCCCGGTCGCCGTCGTCTGCTTGTTCTTCAACACGATGTCGCCCTGGGCGGCGCCGCTCATCTCGTGGTACGCCGTCGTGGCGTCCGCCAGGTTCGTCTTGAGCTTCGCGATCTCCGCGTTCAGTTGAATGTTGGCGTCGAGGATGTCTTTCGGCGCGGTCAGCGGTTCGAGCCGCGCGTCCGTTTTCCCGCCAAACCCCATCCGGACGGGCTTCATCGCCTGGCCCTGCAGAACCTTCTGCTGTCGTGCCTGCGCCTCCGCGAGGGCCGTCTGCGCGGCGTCCATCTTGCTCTTCGCCTGGCGGATCGCTTCAGCGAGCAGATCCTGGCGCGCTTTCAACTGCTCGCGCAGCGCGGTGGTGAGCGTGTTGGATCCTTGCTCTTGCTGTTTAAAGGCGTCCACGGTGAGCCCGCTCGATTCCGCGAGCAGCCGCGTCGCGGCCTCAAGGCGCGTGGTTTCCTCCGCGGTGAGCGCCTGCTTGCCGCGCAGCGCGTCGTAGGTCTTGAGCGCGGCGTCGAGCGTGGTGGTCTGGTCGCGGAACGCTTGCGTGTGCGTCCGGACGTCTTTCTCCGCGGCCGTCTCCGCGGTGGCCACCAGATAGATCGCGCCGGCGAGCAGGCCCAGGGCGGCGACGACCGCCACGATCGGATTCGCCGCGAGGAAGGTCATCGTGGCGCCGAAGGCCTCGGCCGCAATCCCGCCCGTCTTGAAGGCGCCCACGAGCGTCCCGAGGCCCGTGCTCATCGCGCCGAACGCGATCAGCGCCGGACCCACCGCCGCAGCCAGCGTGGCGAAGGCCACGATGCTGACCTGGAGGCCCGCCGGCAAGTCGGTGAACGCTTTCACGAGGCTTTCAAGGATCGGAACGGCGCCATCGAGCGCGTTCACCAGCGTCTTCACGACGGGCAAGAGCGCCTGGCCGATCGCGATCCCGACGTCCTTGATCCGATTCCAAAGGATCGTCAGCTGCGCGGCCGTCGTCTCGTACCGCTTCTGGGTTTCATTCTGCAGCGCGTTGTTGGCCTCCCACGCGGCATTCGCGTGGGTGAGATCGGTCCGGAGGAGATCGCCGGCGCCCGCGAGCCGGAGCATCGTGTCCTTGAGAATAATGTTCTTCCCGATCAGCGGTTCGAGCGTGGCGCTCAGATTGCCGCCCGCGCCCTGGATCTTCTGCAGGCCCTCGACGAAGCTCGTGACAGCGCCCGCCGCGTCGGTCTCGAACGCGCGCTGGAAGTCCGCGGCGCTGACGCCGGCCACCTTCGCGAACCCCGTGAGCGCCTTCCCGCCCTTGTCGACGGCGTCGTTCATCTTCAGCAGCACGCGGCTCATCGCGCTGCCGCCGGCTTCCGCGTTGATCCCGACACTGGCCATCGTTGAGGAGAAGGCCAAGACCTGCGCCTCGGTCAGGCCGACGGCATGCCCCGCGCCCGCAATGCGCGCGGACATCTCCACGATCTCCTTCTCCGTGGAGGCGCCGGCGTTGCCGAGCGCGACGAGCGTGGACGCGAACCGATCGGTGTCCTGCCCCGCGGCGCCGAAGATGTTCTGAATCCGCGCGATGGAGTTCGCGGCTTCGTCGGCGCTGAGATTGGTGGCCGTGCCAAGGCCCGCCATCACCTCCACAAATTGCTTCAGCTGCTCTTTCGGAATCCCGAGGGCCCCGGCGCTCTCGCCGAGCGCGTTCAGGGCGTTCACATCGACGGGGATGGTCTTGGCGAGATCGCGGAATTGCTGGGAGAGCTGGGCGAACTCGGCTTCGCTCGCGTTCACCGTTTTCCGGACGCCGGCAAAGGAGGCTTCGAAGTCGATCGCGAGTTTCGCGGTGGCGCCCCCCAGCGCCGCGAGGGGCGCCGTGAGGCCGACCGTGAGCGTGCGCCCGACCTTCTCCGCCTCGGCGCCGACCTTCTTGAGATCGCGCGACCAGGCCGCGGCCGAGTCCGAGGCCCGCCGCATCGCCTTGTCGAATTCGGCGGTGTCCGCGACCAGGAGCGCGCGCAGCAGTCCAACGACGGCACTATTGGCCACGGTTCCCTCCGTCCCCCCGCGGCCGCAGCGGGATCCCGTACTGCGCGCTCAGCACGGACAAGGCCCCTCGCATTTTCGCCACCTTCCCCGCAGCGGTCTCGGGCCCCGGCTGGGCGGTGACCAGGTACGGCTGGAGCGGCGGCACACGCTTCTTGTGCATCGCCGTCGCCCAGATGGAGACCGCCAGGTGCGCCAGGCGCGCGTCCCGGTTCGCCTGATTCCGGCGCCGCGCATTCTCCGCCGCGAATTCGCGATAGAGCTCCCGCGGCGTCAGCGCCCAGAACAGATCCGGACTCAGGCCGATTTCTCGCGCCTGGAGGTAGAGCGCGTGCCAGTCATAGAAATCGTCTCCGCCGCCGGCGGCGCCGGCGTCCGGGCGCGCGCGGTCGTTTTTTTTAGCGCGCCCTGATCCCGCGCGTCCGGCGTGGTGGCCGTCATCATCGCGGTGATGAGCGCGACCACTTTTGGGATCGCCTGGAGCCCGCCCAGCTGGTCGATGATCGTGTCCGCGCCCGCCTGGGTGACCTCCGCGTGATGGCGCTGGAGCGCGCCCCAGACCATCACGCTGAGGTACTCGATATCCCCGTTCGTCGCGCCTTGCACGACCTCCCAGAGCGTCACCCGGTGCGCGGGCGTACTGACCGCCGCTTGAATCGCCCGGAGCCCGCCCATCCCGAGCGCCAGCCGATAGCGGGTGTCGCCGACCTCCAGATCCACTTCGCCGCGTTCGGGATTCGCCATTACGGCAGATCCGCGGAGAAGTCGCCCAGCGGCGTGATCTCGGCGGTGAACGGGACTTTCGCATCGCCGCTGATTTCGCCCGGCTGGAATTTCGTGACCACGCCACGGAACGGCCACTCGGTGCCGGGCGATCCGTCGGTGAGCACGATCTTGAAATTGGCCTCTTTGCGGGTGCGCCAGAGGTAAATCAGCCCGCCGTCGATGAAGCCATCGCCGCCCGCGTTCGACTGCGAGCCGTGCGTCGGGCGCCAGTTGCCCGCCAGCGCAAACGCGCCGGAATCGCGCAAGCCCGCGAGCTTCTCGCGGTGCGCCTCCGGGCTCCGCAGATGCGTCTTCTCAAGCACGTTGGTGCTCATTTCACCCGGCGTGATCGATTCCAGATCGGCGATCGCCGCGAAGTCTTCGGGAGACGCGCCGCCCTGCCCCACGAGCAGCTGCACGCCGTAGCCGGTGAACGCTTCACCGGGATAAAAGATATCGGTGACATCAGACATGATCCCCTCCTGTTACACCTGCACGCTGCGCTGCGTGAAACCACACGATGAAGTCCTGTTCAATCCGGACGAATTGCGTCGCGGCGTCATACCGTTCGCGCTGGTCGTCGGCGAGAATCCCGGTGATCGGAATCCCGGAGATCTCGCCCCGAAAGCCCGCCAAGCCGGAGGCCGCGCCGGTCTCCAGCGATCCGCGGACCGCCTGCGCCAGCGCCTGCGCGCGCGCATACGGGTCGGCGTGATAGCCCGCCTCGACCGCATCGATCTGGATGCGCGATCGGAGAATCTCCACGACGCCGCGCAAGTGCATCATCGAGACGCGATCGATCTCCTGCAGTCGGAGCGCCGGCGCGGTCACACTCTGCGGAAACGTGAGCGCATAAATCCGCGTGCCGACCAGGGCGGTGACGGCCGGGAGCGACAAGAGCCGATCGCGGAGCGCTTCGATCAGCGGCACGGCCATCGCGTCAGTCCTCCGAGAAGCGCCCACGCTTCTCCGTCGCGTCTTCGAGCAGCGCCCAGAGGCCCTTGCCGATGATCCCGAGCGCGACGTCGGTATTCGTATCAAAGGCGGGCCGCCCGAACGGCTGCGCCCCGTGGTGCACGGTCCCGTACTCCTGGAAGATCGCGTAGTAGATCTGCTTCGCCGGCCCGACCGCGAGCGCCGCCTGGAATTCGTCCACCGCTTGCCACTGCCCGCCCGCCACGCTCCCGATCCGCCGCGCGACACTGGTTTCGATGTTGTCCGCGAGCCCGCCGCCGCCCAGGCCGGCTTGCCGCGGCGCGAGTTCGCCCATCCGCCACCGTATGACATCGGCGGCCGGACGGAGCACGTCGTAGAGCGCGCGCTTCCGCACCGCCTTCGAGAGCGTCAGGAGCGCGACGCGGAGCTCCTCGGCCCCTTCGAGTTCCAGGCCGAGTCTCACGGACCCACCGCCGTTTCGCTCGGGACTTTCGCGTACGCCTCGGTCATGAACACCACCGCCTGGCGGCGCCCGATCCGGAGGGCCGCGATGATGTCGTAGGTGCGATCGCGGTACAGGAGCCGCCGGAGCTTCGGGATATCGATCCGCTCGGGATCGCAATCGGCGCGGTACGCCGTCTCCCACCGGGTGGTCGCGCGCGCGCGCTCTTCATTCGCGCGCGCGACTTCCAGCGCATCCACCTCTTCGCGGGCCATCGCCACGGTCGCCAGATCCGTCCAGGCGCCATCGATCGGGAACCCCGAGGCCGCGGTCGCGTCGTCCGGCCGCGCCTGGATGGTCACCCACCGATCGCGCGCGCCCGCCCCGACCGGCCCGGACGTTTGGCGGAATCTCATCGGTGGGCCGCCTCCGGCGCCCGAGGCGGCCGCGCCACACTCGGCCAGGCGCGCGCGTCGCCGTAGTACTCGCGCACCCAACCGATCCCTTGCGCGGCCCGACTCCACGGATCGACCACGCCGTGAAAGTTGATGAGGCGCGCGCCAGGCGGGAGCCGCGGGCGCCGCACTTTCTCGAAGTGGCGCCGATAGGAGAGGACGCCATCGGCCGGCGTGAAGACGGGCTCGCCCTTGCCGAGCACGTGTGAGATCCACGCCTGATCGCCACCGCGGCCGCCCGCGAGGTACGCCTCCTGCGGGGAGGTCGCCGGATCGAAGCGGGTCCACACCTGCGATCGGGTGCCGGGCGTATGGAGCCAGAGGCTCGCGTTGTAGAACTGCGTCCGCGGCCAATCGGTTTCGTTCCAGATGACGAAGTCCTCCTCGCGATCGAAGAGCGGGGCGAGATCGCCGACGATGACCGTATCGAGATCGAGCGAGACATACCGATCGCCGAACCACGTGCGCGCCTCGTCGGCGAACGCGCGGAGCCGGACATAACAGGAGGGCCAATTCCAGCCCTCGGGCGGCGGAATCTCGATGAGCCCGTCATTCCAGATCGGGATCGTCTCAATCCCTTCGAGGCCGGTCGGATCGTCCGTGACGCAGACGAACCGATGCGGCGCGGCGTAATGCGCCGCGACCATGCGCTTCAAGGTGTGCACAGTCTCGGGCGCGTACGTCGAGCGGTACGCGCGCGGTGGACGCCACTTCCAACAGACGACGGTGATCACGCGCCCACCTCCGGCAGGACTGCCTGTTGTGCACCGGCGCGCGAAGCGCGCTCGGAACTCATCTCCGAAGCGAGCTCGGCACCGAGCTCCGCCGTCTCGAAGGCGTCGAGGCGCGTCCGCGGCGTGCAATTGCGCACGACGATGCCGGCGGCCGTGAGCGCCGGCGCGAGCGTCTCGAACGCACGGCGGAACGTCGCATAGTTGGTCTCGCTCGATTCCGTCAGGCCGACCGGGTGGCGACCGAAGAAGTGCGACTGCGAGGCGAGCGGCCCGCCCTGATAGCCGAGGAGCAGCATCTTCTGCGCGCCCAGGTGCACCGCGAGATTGATCGCGGCATACCCCGAATTCCCGCCCGTCCGAAGCCCGGTCGGATCGCGCTCCACGCCCTCGACGCCGGTGTGCCTGAGCACCACGATCGACGCCGCCCAGGGCCCGCCCGAGATCGGATCGGCGGCGCCCTGTTTCGAGCCGACCGAGACGCGGAGGCCCGTATAGCCCGCCACGCCGCGATAGAACCGCCACCACGCGCGATCGGACGAATACAGCACCGGCGCCCAGGGCGCCAGGCGGATCGCGTCGTTGACCGCGATGACCGGCAGCCCGGAGGCCCGGACACGCGCGACGTCGCCGGCCGTGAGCGTGGGCCCGCTCGCCAGACAGACGATCGTCGCGCCCGGCCAGAACCGCAGGAGGCTAGGCAAAGCTCGGCCTCCGGAGCGGATGGAGCAGGCGGCGCAGGCCAGCGCGCAGATACGCGCTCTGCTCGGGCGTCTCGGGCTTCTCCTCCGCATCGTCGCCGCGGAAGCGCCAGAGTTCGCCGGTGTACCAAAGAATCGCGCCGAGGACGATCGCGAATTCCGCGTCGGCGGTCGGATCGGTATCGACCGTCCACAGGTTGTCGAGGCGACCGATGTGCGAGAGTACGCGCGCGGTCGCGGTGGCGATCTTCTGCTCCACATCGGCCTGCGCGTAGTCGTCCTCCAGGTTGAGGTGGGCCTTCGCTTGCTTGTAGGTCACCAGCGTGAGCGCCATGGTCAGTACCGCACGCCGGGCAAGCCCTGCTCGCCCCGATCGCCCGCGGGGCCGCGCGCGCCGGCCTCGCCCTTCTTGCCGGGTTCGCCGCGCTGGATCGCGAGCGTCCAGGCGGCGGTCCCCTCGGCGGGCCGGTCGGCCGTCGCCGCCTGACACACCCAGACCGCGCCCGCGTAGGACACGGCATCGCCGGGCTCGAAGGCGGCGCCCTTC